ACCCTCATTAACTTGATTTACATTTTTAGCTAAACTCATAGGCCATTTTGATTTATTTAAATCAGCAATACTTACAATTGTTGCACCACCTATATCTACTTCAGAATTTCCTAAAAATACAACATCATATTCATTTGGTATAATACCATCAGGTGTTTCCGAATTAACTCTATTTTGTTGGTATTCATTTAATTGTGTTATTAAACCGTTAGGACCTTTCAATATTTCTTTTATTGTACTACCTTCATATCTACCGCCTTTATCCAATCTACCAAATTTTACACCAAATGCAGTTTGAGGAGCAATAGGGGCAGCTATAATATTATATACGGTCATCTTACCGTCAAGTTTAAATTTAAAACTTTTAATTTTAATATCAAAAAATCTTTCATATACTCCACCCGAGTCACCAGTTATATCTCTATTATCTTTATTATATATTGTGCTTGATGATATCTCTCTTCCTTCTTCATCATACCCTTGAAATCTAATACCTAATACAAAAAATTGTCTGGTTGCATTAAACAAATCTTTATAATTTTTTAATTTACTTTTATTTTTTAATAACTCTGCGGCATTTGATAATTTTGATATGAATGAAAACCCATATGGTTCATAAATGTTAAATGAAATTTCACTATCGTTAGATGCTGTACTAGTTGCGGGACCAGCTGTTTTAGTTTTAATTTTTAATTCATCTATATAATAATCATAATCAAATGCACGTTTACTTGTTTTATTGTTTATTCCACCGCTCTGTGCTATAATATATGCGCCCGAAAAACCACTTTCAACTTCAGTAGCTACTTGTGGGTTAGCAACATTATTAATAGCATTAATATTATTTCTTCCAGATAAAATAAATGCATCATACGCATCCGGAGTAATCATATACAACGTAATCTGATATGTGTAACTTGACAAACTTCCTAATGGATTTTGAGGGCGCATGCCGGGTTTCTGACTGTCCGGACCTGCACTTTGTGCCTTTGTTTGTTCTGATCTAGGTCTGTCAGCAGTAATAACTATTTCAGGAACATTATCTAAATTACCAGATGGGTTGGGATTTGCTTCTGCTTGATTTTCTTTATTTGCTCCGCTATCTCCGTCAGCTTCTCTGGTAAGATTATTGGGATTGGTTTTATTTTCTGTTGCTGGTGGAATTGGTTCAGTGGCTGCCATTTATAGTCCCAACAATTGTTTTAAGAAATCTGCCTTAGGTAAATAAATTCCCACACCTGCAACAAAATCAAAGTAAGGATCTTTTAATCTGTTTGGATTTCTTTGAGCAAATACCCACCACAATCTACTATCAGCATATAAGTCATATGCTAACATATCCGGACGATATTCATATAATAATGTGATTTCCCAATATATATCAGATGGCTGTTTATATATAGGTCTATCTATCATTACATCTAAAAATTTACTATTAACTATGTCTGTAGCATAGTACGGACTTGTTGCTGGATAAAGAGAGTTGTTTGACATTACCATATTCCTCCGCCACTACGTTTACTACCTTGTAGTAATTTGCCAGTAGCATATTCTGCTAAACTAAATTTATTACTTATATCATTACGTGTTACTATTGGGTAAGCAGTCAATGAAAGTTGTATCTTTGTAGGTACATATGTAGGCTGTGTGTTAGATTGCTTTTGCCAATTAGGTGCACTTTCAGTACCGCCAAAATTTAAACCACTAACTTGTAATCTACGACATGCTGTACTATCATCTACTACAATATCATTACCATTGTCATATCCACTTGAATTAACTCCTGATAATAATGTTGGACTACCTGCTCTTATATAGTCTACATCATTAGGTAGATTATAATTAAATGAACTTATCACTAATGGGTGTCTGTCAAATTGAAACTCTCCCATACCAGATAGATAACATAATGGTGGGGGAGTGCCTGGTTTAGGAATTTGATCTTGCCCATAAAACATTTTAGTAACCGACCTAAAGAAATGTATCACTGCTAACATGTAATTTGCTTCATCATTGTCTTGTGCAGTGAAATCACAAGTAATATTAATCTGGTCAATACTACTATTTTTATATTGGAATATTTTATAATTACTATGTATCAATTCACCCGCATCATAATGAGCGGCATATGTAACTTGTATTTGGGGTACGTATGGAAAAATGACACCATCTGTTTTTTGTAACGGGCCTAGTATTCCTGGATTTTGTGCTTTATATAAATAACCAGCACTTGGTGCTAAACTTAAACGTACACGCCAATCACCTTGTGTTTTTGCATTTTCAGCATCTTGGGTAATTTGTTGTGCCCTAGCTCTATCAACTGAACCTTGTAACCCTTGCATTCCACCATATGCACCAATTATATCTTGTTCAGTACGTGGGAGGATTTCACCATTAATTATATCAGCTTCTAATCTTGCTTTTTCAATTGCATCGTCTACATTAGCTGGTTCGTAATTCTCAATATTTTGTGGTGTTGCGTTAGCTTCTAAGAAGGCATCGGTTGCGGCTTGAGTTTGTCCAGTAACTGGTGCTGGTGTTGCGTTGTCTACTTTAGTTGTGGCCGGGGGCGGGGCGGGTTGTGTCGCAGGCTTTGATGCGGCAGTTATTTGGGCCTGAACAGATGCAATATTTTCATTTAATACTATAACCTCTGCCTTTAATCTTGCAATATAGGCAGCGTTCATTTGATAATTAGGATTGATATTAGCCAGACTCTGGAGTTTTATCCTCAATGATTCTCTGAGTGCCGCTAGCTCTACGGTTAATGCGCCTATATTAGCTGTTCCCATGGTGTTATACCTTTACTAAATAGTATTTATCGCTATAAAATTTACCCTTTTTTCTATATTGTTGTTGCTTTTCAACAACAAAAGTGTTACAATATATAAAAACATAACAAGGAAACTATGTCTCTACTCCCCGCACCACGCAAACCCGTCAACTATCTAAATAACAAAGATATTCTAAAAGAGATACACGAAAGTAAAAACGCATATTGCTGTTTTACTAAACCAGAATATCATCGCTATGATTTTATTGTAGATATGCCGCAATCACCAATTGAAGATAGTCTAGCTTATGCTTTCAAACCAGAAACTATTCAACAAGCAAAAGAAACACGGGCACTACGTCTTAGTTTAGAACAGGGTAGTAAAGACAGTGTTAGCCCCGATTCAATAGAATTAACAGATTTAATATTTCGTGTAATGACTTGGGATCATGTTCCGGTCGCACCAAAACAACCCCGCAAAACAGTTAAAAAGAAAACAGCAAAGGACATCTTTGAGTTTGAGGAAGTAGATCCAGATGAGATTTTTGCTGATTTAGAAGATAATACAACTAAAGCTGAAGTAGACGACATGGTTCATGTTAAAGTTAACTTCCCCCCATTCCAACATTATAAAATTGACAGCAACAACACATTCTATTGTGTAGGTAAAAGTCATTGGGAAGGCGATCTAGCAACCGGTGCTTTTAATAAAGAACACGGAAACATCACTAACAAACTTGCCCGAATGTACATTATGATGTGCGAAAAATACGCAATGAAATATAATTGGCGTGGATACACCTACAACGATGAAATGCGTAACTCAGCTATCCTTCAACTAACATATGTTGGCTTACGTTTTAATGAAGCTAAATCAGCTAACCCGTTTGCTTACTACACGGCTGCTATAACAAATAGTTTCTGTCGTGTATTGAATACGGAAAAACGCAATCAAAACATACGTGATGATATCTTAGAAATCAATGGTCTTAACCCAAGTTGGAGTCGTCAAGGTTCCGGGTCAAGTAGTACAGTATACGAAGAATAATTTGTCCAATGGCATTGCTTTGTAGTGCCACATCCTTTATAATCAACATATGAGTAACCTTTTCAAAAAAGCCGCTGTGTTCACCGATATTCATTTTGGATTGAAGTCAAACAGCCTACAACATAATCAAGACTGTGCCAATTTCGTAGATTGGTTCATCACTAAAGCTAAGGCTGAAGGATGTGAAACTTGTTTCTTCTTAGGTGATTTTAATCATCATAGAGCAAGTATTAATATTCATACATTACAATTTGGCTTACAAGCATTAGAGAAACTAAGTGCAGCCTTTGATAGAGTGTTCTTTATCCCGGGTAATCACGATTTATACTATCGTGATCGCCGTGACATTCATAGTGTTGAATGGGCTAAACATCTACCTAATCTTACAATTGTTAATGACTTCTTTACTGAAGGTGATGTAACTATTGCACCATGGCTTGTACAAGATGATTACAAAAAATTAAAAAAACTAAGTGGCAAATATATGTTTGGTCATTTTGAATTACCTCACTTCTACATGAATGCCATGATAGAGATGCCCGATCATGGTGAACTTAATAGTGAACATTTAAATGGGTTTGATAAAGTGTTCAGTGGTCATTTCCATAAACGTCAAAGCAAAAAGAATGTGTGGTATATAGGTAATGCTTTCCCACATAATTATGCAGATGCAGGTGATGACGCACGTGGCATGATGGTACTTGAATGGGGACAAGATCCACAATTCTTTAGTTGGCCAAGACAACCATTATATCGTATATATAAACTAAGTGATGTACTAGAAAACCCTGAAGGCTTGCTATTGATTGACAGCCATGTTAGAGTACATCTTGACATTGATATTTCATATGAGGAAGCTAACTTCATTAGAGAAACACTAATCCCAGAACATAAATTAAGAGAAATGGCATTGATACCTATTAAAGCAGAACAAACAGAGATAGCTGGTTCAGATGGATTACGGTTTGAGAGTGTTGACCAAATCGTCATTGACCAAATTAATTCTATTGAATCAAATACTTTTGACAAAAAACTATTGTTGGACATTTATAATAACTTATGACCTACAAAGTAGCTTCTCTTATAAAAATAAACAAACATTTAGGTATTGCGTTATCTGAACTATCAAAAACACAACCCTATATAGGTAGTTTCAGAGAAACACATAGATTGATTAGTGCCAAACTTAAAGTAGAAAGTATTATGGAAAAAACATTAAAGGCAGAACAACTAGCCAAAGATAGTTTTTTTAGAAAATTAAAATGATTACATTAAAGAATATTACATTACGGAATTTTTTATCAATAGGTCAAGTAACACAAGCAGTTTGTTTTGACCGACAAGACTTAACACTTATTCTAGGTGAAAACTTAGACTTAGGTGGTGACGGTGCTCGTAATGGTACGGGTAAGACAACCCTCATTCAGGGTCTATCCTACGCACTGTTTGGTGTACCAATCAATAGCATTCGTAAAGATAACCTAGTCAATCGTACTAATGGTAAGGGTATGATGGTTACACTAGAGTTTAGCGTAGATGGTATTGACTATAAGATTGAACGTGGTCGTAAACCAAACATCTTAAAGTTCTATGTTAACAACGATTTACAAAAGAACACAGATGATGCACAGGGTGAGAACAAAGAAACACAACAAGCAATTGAAAGTGTGATACACATGAGTGCCGATATGTTCAAACATATTGTTGTGTTGAATACTTACAGCGAACCGTTCTTAGCATTAAAAACTAATGACCAACGTGATATCATTGAACAGTTATTGGGTATTACATTACTATCTGAGAAAGCTGAGGTCATTAAGAACATGATACGTGATAGCAAAGATAGTATTCAACAAGAAGAATATCGTGTTAAGGGTATTGAAGAAGCAAACAAACGTGTCAAGGAGCAGATTGATGCATTGAAACGTAGGCAAACATTGTGGCTAAAGAAACACGATGATGATTTGACAGCCTTAGCATTACAATATGATGAACTAAGTAAAATTAATATTGAAGTAGAATTACAAGCACACAAAGATTTGAATGTTTGGACTAAACAAAAAGAGGCACAGGATGCATACAATGCGTTGATTGCTCGTTCTACCGCTTGGCAACAGAAACATGACACAGATGTTTCAATAGCACATAAGGCTTACTCTCTTAAAAATGAGTATGATATTGACGCTGAACTCAAAGTCTGGACTGATTTAAAAGATTGGCTACATGACGAAGCAGAACAAAAATCTATAGCAACCATAATTGATACCCTAACCAAAAGTATTACAAAAGAAAAAAAATTAATTGACAAATTGGTTCGGGAAGTTAAAGAACTTGAGGATCATAAGTGCTATGCTTGTGGACAAGACTTCCATGATGATAAGCATTTAGAGGTCACATTAGAAAAAACTACTCTACTTGAAAACGCCCGTGCTGAATTAATTCATTTTGAAACGCAATTATCAATCAATGAATCATTGGTTAGTGTGTTAGGTACTAAACCTACTCCATCGTACAAAACTGAAGCGGAAGCTATTCGGCACAGTGGTGATGTATCTAACTTGAAGAAAGTATGGGAAGATAAGAAACAAGAATCTAATCCTTTCAGTGAGCAACTAAATGAGTTGACTCCTATAGTTTTAGGTCCACAGCCTACTACTCATTATGACACAGAAGCCGAAGCAATTAAACATTCAAGCGAAGTTGCTAATATTATTAATCAGATTGATAATAAGTCACAAGAAACTGATCCATATAGTGAACAAGTAGTTGAGATGGAAACACAAGCACTACAAGCTATTGATTTTGAAGCTATCAATAAATTAACACGCACTATGGAACATCAAAAGTTCTTGTTAGATTTGTTAGTTAGCAAAGACAGTTTTGTTCGTAAGAAGATTATTGACCAGAACTTAAGTTACTTGAATGCACGATTGACACATTACTTAGATAAAATTGGGTTACCCCATCAGGTTATCTTCCAGAATGACTTACAAGTTGAGATTACCGAGCTCGGGCGTGAACTTGACTTTGACAACTTGTCAAGGGGAGAACGTAACCGTTTGATTCTTGGCTTAAGTTTTGCGTTTAGAGATGTATGGGAAAGTTTATATCGTCCAATCAATACATTGTTCATTGATGAGTTGATTGATAGTGGGCTTGACACAATGGGAGTTGAGAATGCTATTGCGATTCTGAAAGACATGAGCCGACGCAGACAGAAAAGTATTTGGCTTGTAAGTCACCGTGAAGAACTAGCCGGGCGTGTGCCTAGTGTTCTTAAGGTGATTAAAGAAAATGGTTTTACCTCATACTCAACAGCGGTTGATACAGAATAATTTCAAATAGACACAGAGACAGATAAGTATTAACATGACATCACCACAGAAAGCTAAAGGATCAGGATTTGAGAGAGAAGTTGCAAAGTTTCTTTCTGACCTATATGGCGAAAGCTTTATAAGAGCACCTGGTTCCGGAGCTTATATTGGTGGTAAAAATCAGCATAGAACAGCAGTATTACATGAGGGACAAGTACGTTCTTTTAAAGGTGATATTGTACCCGGTCAAAGTTTCAGTAAAATGAACATTGAATGTAAGTTCTATGCAGATTTTCCTTTTCACTTACTACTTTCAGGCGACTGTAAAGTAATAAATACATGGATTGAACAATTAATGGACGTTGCCGAAACAGGTGATGTAAATTTATTGTTTATGAAGTTTAATAGAAAAGGTCGTTATGTTGCCGTGCAATGCGGCTCAACATGGATAACAGACAATTTTGTCTATTATTCGTCAAGCAAGTTTGGCGATTGGCTAATCGTTGAATTTGATGACTTTTTCCTACACAACAGTGCATTATTAAAAACCTATTCGGCAACACCAGACACAACGTCAAATCAAACTGTTATCAATATCCCAACAACATAATCAAATAAAAATTCGTTGTCTGAGTTTGTCAGACCTCCTTGAAGATGCGTGTAAGAACGCTGATGGATCTGGAGTAAGCATAGTTAGTGATAACTATGGAATACCGAGAGGGCAATCGACAAAGCGAACCCTCAACAAGCTCATCCCTACTTTATCTTTGCGGGGTGAGAAGTGCGTTGCTGAAGAATCAATTGAAAGATCATTGATAGCTTCACTACAGTCCCATAACTTTACAGAGCAACCGGTAGCGTTTAGTAGCAACAAATAGCTAATTAGACGGGGAAAAGATAACAAAGGATGACGGGCATGGCAAATACCCTTAACCATTGGTAGTGCTGAATAGCACTACCATGGCTTTCTAAGCGGCAATTGAATTAATTAAATATAAACTCTTTATAAACAATAGATTACCGTTAAACGTAAGAACGAACGAAGTGAGTTCTTAGATGAACGAAGTTCATCTTTACAATAGAAACAAGAATATATAATCCTAGCTTTGAATAAATGACTAATTACGGGCTCTCTTACTTAAACTAATACGTGCTTTTGTTATATCAGAAGTGGGACCCTTCTTTCTACCTAATAACTTTTCACGTATTTTTATTTTTGTTTCTTCACTTAATGGCTTTCTAGTTGAGCCCTTTTGTCTTTCAGATTGTCTTTGATTTGATTCCGATGAATGTTTAATTACTCCCTTTAAACCTTTATTCCAAGCCTGTTGTCCTTTTCTGGCACCACCGTCACCCTCTTCTGGTTTTAAGTTTGCCCATGTATCATCTTGAACTACATTCCATAAATTACTATAATGTTGACCCCAGTATTTTATTTCTGAGTTGTCATTGCATTCTTTAAGAATTTCTGTAGTTACGTCATAGCCGTGTTTCTTTATATGGCGCATCCATATAGTACCTGAACCTTTATATTCATGTGGGTTGGGATTTATTGTTTTTCCGAGATATTTAAGACCAGTAATGTTATGGGTCTTTTTATACAAATAAATAGTCATGCTGATGCTCCTTAATAGCGTTAGAGTAGTTGGGATGTACGAAGTCCGCGAACTACCCTAATATTTATTCCAAATCAGAAATTAGAAGAATGGCATGCCAGATTTCTTAGTTGTTTCTAAGTTTTCTTCTATTATTTTACCAATAGTATTACGTTCACTAGATGACATATTCAATAAATCTTCATAGGAGACTCCGCCTCGCATATACCATGCATAACGTATAGCCGAGGTCTTAATAGCTTTAGACTCTGTATCTAAACTCTCTATCAGCTTCTTTATATCTTCAGAGTTAAGATGTAGAAGCTTTAGGCGAAAAAATCAGATACGTTAAGGGTTAGTTTTTGTTGATATTCATGTGAGCAATGTATACATTTCACATCCAAAGGCTTTAACTGAGAAGATTCACGTAATTTAACTGCGGTAGTACGTAGTTGTTCAAAGCTCTTACGGTCACAATTTTTTAGAAAATCTAATATATATTCTTTTTCATTAACTATAGCAGTTGGTGTTGTTATAGATTCAATGGATTCAGATATAAGTTCCATACTTAAATTATTTAACCTTTTTAGTACTATACCGGATTCAGCTTGTCTAGCATCATCATCGGTTATATTATCTAATTTTCTAATAGCCTGTTCAATCTCAAACTGAGCCATGTTAATATTGTTAATTTTTTTATATGAAAATGGGGTAAATTTAAAAGTAAGTTCATTTACCTTAACCACTTCATTATAATTTCCAGCTGTTAGACTACTTAGTAATCCAATTAGATTTATACCGTAAGAAGCTTCTTCATTACAGCTAGGACATTGAGATTCAATGTCTAATGTTGTTCCATTGCTAGCGGCTCTAATAGCAACAAGAATAGGATCTAAATCTATAATAGGGATAGACCATGGATCTATAATATTTGGTACACAGCTTTTGATAATATCTACTACTGCAGTACCGTTAAACAACGCATCCGGGGTTTTGCTAGTTATCTCATCAATAGCTGTCATTGGGTATATGGGCAATTCTTGATTATCAGGTAAATCTATAGAACCAGCTGGATAAAATTTACCACCGCTTGGTAATTTTAAATAAATTTCAGGGCGGCGAAAATACTGTTTTAGTGGGTTTGCGTTCATGGATTCTCCTGGGGATATTTTAAAGACATAAATACTATTGATTATTTAGTGGGTAAAATATCATGACAGAAAATTTTGAAGAAAAGCTTGGTAGATTAACGGAATTACTTGAAAAACAGATAGAGTCCTATGCCAAATTAAATGATACCACTGATAAAACTGAAAGGCAACAGAAGAAAGCTTTAGAAGATTCTATTTTACAAGAAAAAGGCTATGCTAGGGTTAACGGCAAAATTATGTCCGTTGAAGAAGCACGTATTAAAGCCGAAGAAAAGATTACTCAAGAATTGTATGATAATTTTGGTAAAGAAAAAGTACTAAGCCAAAAAATACAAAATGAATATGATAAACAACTAAAATCAATAACCGATGTTATCAAGGGTTCAATAGAAATAACCGATGCTCAAAAACAAAATTTAGTAAAGTTAAAACAATCCGGTGAATATATAGCCGCACAGCAGGCAAATGAATTTAAAAAACAAGCTGAATCTTTGGGTGCTATAATAGCATCAAATGGAAAACTATTAGAAGTTAATGGTAAGATAATACAAAATAGTACCAAATTAACAGGAGAACAGCAAAAACAACTAGATCAGCTTAAAGCCGGTGGTGCTGGAAAACAAGTTGAACAATTAGCCGGACAGTTTAGAGACACAGATGCTGTGTTAGGATCCATGAATAGTCAGGTTAAAGATTTAATGGGTAGTAGTGCAGTACTTACTGGTGGATTCTTACTTGCAGAAGCCGCATTATCAGGAACAACTAAAGCAATTACTTTAATGGCTAAGTCAATTTACGATGGTCAACGTGGTACTAAAGTAACCGCTTCCGCAATAAATGAAATTACAACTGCAATTGGAGATTCAGTAGCAACAATTGGTACTATTATTGGAGTTCTAGGTCCATGGGGTAGAGTAGCTAAATTAGCATTAACTGGACTTTCTTTTGTAGCCGGTAAACTTATAAAATTAATAGGTACTGCTATTGAGATAGATGCTGAACAAAATGATAAACTATTCAAAAGTTATAATAGATTGTCATCTAGTGGCTTAGGTGCGGCAAATGGCCTTGAAGGGGTAATAGATAGTCTGCATAGATTGAATTTTACTGCTTCTGCAGAAGAAATGGAAAAATTCACTGAACTGCTAGCATCTAACTCAAAAGAATTAAAACTATTAGGAGCTACTGCAGGTGAAGGAGCACAAAACTTTTCAAAAGTAGCCGGGGAATTATCAAAAAGTCAAATAGGTGAACAATTAGAACGTTTAGGCGTTACCGCAGATGAACAACGTGAACATACATTACGATATATGGCTCAACAAAATCGTATGGGGTTGATGCAAGGTAAGACGCAATCTGAATTAATTAGAGGGTCACAACAGTACATTGAAGAATTAGATAAAATTGCAATGTTGACCGGTGCTAGTCGTAAAGATCAGGAAGAAGCACGTGCCGCAATTATGGCAGAAAATGAATTACGTGCGGCAATGTATGAGGCAGAAAAGAATAAAGATACTGAACTATCAGCGAAATTAAAACAAGCTTTTGATTTGGCAGCTAATTTAAGAGTTATGGGTGATACAAGAGGGGCAACTGGTGTATCAAAATATGCTGCCGCTGGCTTTAATCCCACCGATGAGATATCTGGTGCAGCCATGCAAACATACAACCAAGCCTTAACTAATATTTCACAAGGTAAAGGTGGAAGTGCTTCTGAGAATTTAACAACAGCACTAAAAGGTTTACAAACTAGCATGGACAATTATGCAGGCGCAGCCAAATATGGCGGTGACTTTAAAGCCCTACAGTCAGTAGATATGGCTAAGGGAGCTGATATGGTTCTTGCAGGTAGAAGATTTGAAGAAGAAAAACTTAAAAATCCAAATGTAACTATAGATCAAGTATTAGAACAAATTCAAAATGAACGTAAAGCAAGTGATGAAAGATTAAAAGCCACTGTAGCAGGTAATAGAATGCAACAAGCGGCTGCACAAATAATGGATAAAGTTGCTTTTAGTATTAACACAGCCGCAAAAATAAATGAAATGGCGGCAACAAAATTTAAAGAAGCTGTAGACATGTTCTCAACCGCAGTTGGTGTAAAACCTGTTTCCGGTGGAACAAATAGAAATTCTGTTACACCGCCTTCAACAATTCCGGCAATTCCAATGGCACCAGGTGCGCCACCTAATGCCGGTTCATCTGCATTAGGTGGCATGGCTGATCAACGTAGATCAGGATTAGAAGGAGCATCACAAGGTATACCAACTCCATTACCTTCAAATCTGACTCCTAAATCTAGAGGTATGAAACCGGTAGCTGCTAATACACCAGATGATGTAATGAAATTAATTAAATTTCAAGGTGATGCATTGGGTACTAGATCACATTTTGATGCACTAGATCCATATGTCAAAAGAAACTTTATGGACATGATTGCTGAATATGGTAAGCCGGTACAAATTAACGCGGCTATGCGTTCACATCAAGAACAACAAACATTATATGATAAATGGATAGCAAACGGAAAAATAGGTAATCCAGTTGCTAAACCGGGTAGTAGTAAACATAATTTTGGTAGAGCATTGGATTTGAATAGCAGTCAGGTTACTGATTTGGCTAATAGTGGATTACTAACTAAGTATGGTTTCAATACTATTCCTAATGATCCTCCGCATATTGAAATGGCTAGATTCGGCGGAGTCTTTAGTGGTCCAGAATCTGGTTATCCAGTAATGTTGCACGGTGATCAGGAAACAGTTGTTACTAAACCTCAATTTGATGAAATGGCTAATGGTGTAAAAAAAGAAAGTGTAGCTACTGCAATGTCAAATTTATCTACAACAACTACAAATACAATGGAATCTCCAAGTGCAATACTACAAGAATTACTAGATTTAATGGAAGATAAATTTGACACAATGATTGATAGGTTAAGTACCGGTAACGACATATCAGATAAATTATTACGCAATTCAATGGTTTAACACTAAATACTAGATAAAGTATCTACTATGACCTACAAAAAACGCTTCTCTAACAAATCTGGCATGTCCAGTCCCATTTCTGGATTTAATAATAATACCGGTGCATGGAACGGTAGTCCAGGACAAAATGGTAGTGACACCGGCGGTTATAACAATGCTGAAATGGGTTATAAAAACTATCGTAGCCGTCTTCCAGAAGTCTATACAGGTCACCCAAATCGTATTGAACGCTATAACCAATATGAAATGATGGATGTTGATGCTGAAATTAATGCTTGTTTAGACATTATATCTGAATTCAGCACACAAACAAACGAACATAATAAAACACCCTTTGACTTAGATTTCAAAGATGAACCAACACAACATGAAGTTGAACTACTAAAAACTCAACTACAACAATGGTGTAAACTAAATGAGTTTGACACTAGAACATTTAAAATATTCCGTAATACTATTAAGTTTGGTGATCAGTTATTTGTCCGTGACCCAGAAAACTTTAAGTTATATTGGATAGATATGACTAAGGTAATCAAAGTTATTGTTAACGAAAGTGAAGGTAAGAAGCCCGAACAATATGTTATAAAAGACATTAACATTAACTTACAGAACTTAAGTGTAGCACAAAAAACAAATACAGACTTTGCCGCTAATCCAGCTACTGGTTTAGGTGGTACAGGCGGAGGTGGCGGTGGCGGTGGATACACAGTCCCGAGTATGCCCTATAATACAAGTGGTAGTCGTTTTACATTAGGACAAAGTGAATCAGCTATTGATGCTAAACATATTGTTCATTTAAGTTTAACAGAAGGTCTAGACCGTTTTTGGCCCTTTGGTCAAAGTATTTTAGAAAACATCTTTAAAGTCTATAAACAAAAAGAATTACTAGAAGATGCTGTTTTAATCTATCGTGTACAACGTGCTCCGGAACGTAGAATGTTTAAGATTGACGTTGGTAATATGCCAAGTCACTTAGCTATGGCTTTTGTTGAGCGTATTAAGAATGAGATTCATCAAAGACGTATACCAAGTACACATGGTGGCGGTAGTGTAGTTGATGCTAGCTATAACCCATTAAGTATGAATGAAGATTACTTCTTCCCAGTTACTGCTGACGGAAGAGGATCAAGTGTTGAAGTGTTGCCCGGTGGACAAAATTTGGGTGAGATTGATGACTTGCGTTACTTTAACAACAGATTAGCACGTGGTTTACGTGTGCCAAGTAGCTATCTTCCAACTGGCCCTGATGATAATCCTACTCCATTAAGTGATGGACGTGTGGGCACAGCGATGATCCAAGAGTTTCGTTTCAATCAATATTGCGAACGACTACAAAAGTATATTAGCCAAAAGCTAGATGAAGAATTTAAGTTATTTCTACGTTGGAGAGGACTGAATATTGATAGTGGTTTATTTCAATTACAGTTTAATCCACCACAAAACTTTGCCGCTTATCGTCAAAGTGAATTAGATACAGCACGTATTACTTCTTTTAGTGCTATTGAGCAGTATCCATATATAAGTAAACGTTTTGCGTTAGAAAGATTCTTAGGATTAACTGAAGAAGAAATCAGTAAAAATGAGAAGATGTGGCGTGAAGAAAATGATAAAGAAATTGAAGTTGAACCACAAGGTAGTGATTTACGTAGTATTGGTGTATCAGTGGGTGACATTGAATCTGATAGTCAAACAGGTGAAGATATGAATGCACCTGAACCAGAAGATGGATTAGATGGTATGGAAGTAGCCGGCCCAGTTGGAAATGATGCAGCCGGCATGGCAGGCAATGTTCCTGGTGGTGCGCCCGGACAGATTTAAGATAAATAGATTTATGAAATTATTTGAGATGTTTACTCCCGCTATTGAAGGTTACCAAGATGTAGAGTCTGATAACAGTAAACCAAAGTGGAAAGAAAGCCGTAAAACTAAATTAACATTACGTCAGATTCGTAAATTGCGTAAGATGAATGATGTTAGAAATTATGAAAAGGCTAGTTATCTTAAAAAGATTCATGCACAATATAGTCAGCCGGCTCCTGATCAACCGCAGATATAAGTTAAAAAATCTCTTATTCTAGGCAAAAACGTAAAAAAACAGCACTTATTGTGCTGTTTTGCCATATACGCACTAAATAATTCTACAAAGCCATTTACTTAGGAGAACACACAATGGATAATAAAAAATTTGAACAACTTATTGATTTGATTATTAATGAGAATGAAGAACAAGCTAAAGCATTGTTTCATGATATCGTGGTTGAGAAGTCACGTGAGATTTATGAATCAATGATGGATGAAGAAGGCATGATGAACCAGCCATCTGGTCAAGTACAAGATTTACTAGATGAAATCGGTAGCGAAGAACAAGGCATGGCAGAAGCCGAAGATGAAGAATTTGATATTGCTGACATGGATGATGGCGAAGGTGATGAAGAATCTGTTGACATTGAAATGGACAGCGAAGAAGGTGGCGAAGAAGGTTTAGAAGACCGTGTTGTTGACCTAGAAGATAAATTAGACCAGTTAATGGCTGAGTTTGAAGAAATCATGGGCGGTGATGATATGGGTGATGACGACATGGGTGATGAAGAAGGTGACATGGATGACATGGGCGGTGACGACATGGACGGCATGGACGACATGGGCGGTGAAGAAGATCCTATGATGGAAGCTATCACATTGAAGAAAGTTTCTGTAACTCATGGTGACAATGGTGTTCAAACAAAGAGTACAAACTTAAACAACAGCGGTCAAGCTGGAATGGACAGCAAGCCAGTAAAATTCAGTGGTGCAAGTGAAGCAGTTCCAACAGGACCAAAAGGCCCAACTAATGCATATGCAAAAGGTGAAACATCTGTTAAAGGTGCAGGTTCATTTAAAAATGCTCCAGCACAAAACAATGCTGATTTAACAGCCGCACCTAAGCCAGTCACTAAAGACGAAGCAGGTAAAGTTCGTAGCCCAGTAGCAGAGTCACGCAAGTCTCCTGCTAAAAGACGTATTTAAGGAATCTGAGAGCAATGGCTTTGTATCTCAAGGAGCATCTGACATTTGACCGAGCCGGTATGGTTGTTGAATCTGTCAGTGAAGGCGACAAGAAGAACCTTTATATGAAAGGTATCTTCATTCAGGGCGGGGTAAAGAACGCAAATGAGCGTGTTTACCCCGTGTCTGAAATTGAAACTGCAGTCGGTACTCTAAATGAGCAAATTACAAGTGGTTACTCTGTATTGGGTGAAGTAGATCATCCAGATGACTTAAAAATTAACTTAGACCGTGTATCACATATGATAACAAGCATGTGGATGGACGGAGCTAATGGTTTCGGAAAGTTAAAGATTTTACCAACTCCAATGGGTGAATTAGTTAAAACTATGTTGGAGAGTGGTGTGAAACTCGGCGTTTCAAGTCGTGGTAGCGGTAACGTGAATGACATGGACGGCAAAGTGAGTGACTTTGAAATAGTCACTGTGGATATTGTCGCACAACCTAGTGCACCCAATGCTTATCCTAAAGCAATTTATGAAGGTATGATGAATATGCGTCATGGTCATAAGATGTTGGATATTGCAAAAGATGCGCAGGGCGATAAGAAGGTACAGAGATATCTGAAAGACGAAGTGGTTCGTCTTATCAAGGATCTCAAAATTAACAAAGGGGATTAAGCATGTTAGATGCTATCAAACCATTACTTGAGAGTGGATTAATCAATGAAGAAACTGGTGTCGCTATAAACGAGGCATGGGAATCTAAATTGAATGAGGCTCGTGAGCAAGTACGTGCAGAATTAAGAGAAGAATTCGCACAACGTTATGAACATGACAGATACGTGATGGTAGAAGCCCTTGATAAAATGGTCAGTGAAGGACTAAAGACTGAGATTGAAGAATTTCAGACTGAACGTCAAGCAATGAACGAAGACCGTGTGATAGCGCAACAAAAATTGCGTGAATCAGCTACAAAATTCAATAACTTCATGGTTACTAAACTAGCCGAAGAAATTAAAGAATTACGTAGTGAGCGTAAATTACAAATGGAAAGTCAAGAAAAGTTAGAACAATTTATTGTTCATGCTTTAGCACGTGAAATTAAAGAATTCACACAAGACAAACAAGCTGTAGTTGAAGCAAAGGTTAAGTTAGTTGCTGAAGGTCGTAAACAATTAGAAGCATTGAAGGCACGTTTTGTTGCTGAATCTGCTAAAAGATTGACTACGGTTGTCGCTAGCCAACTCAAAGGTGAATTAGGTCAATTAAAAGAAGATATCAAGATTGCTCGAGAGAACAATTTTGGTCGTCGTATCTTTGAAAGTTTTGCAAGTGAATTCAGTGTCACTCACTTAAGTGAGAAAGCAGAAACTCGCAAACTAATGACTCAGCTAGAAGAAAAAGATAAGAAACTAGCCGAATCCATCAATACAATCAGCAACGCTAAGAAGTTGATTGAATCAAAAGAACGTGAAGTTCGTATTATTAAAGAGTCTAATCTACGTGAAAAAACAATGAGCGAGTTACTTGCTACATTGAACGAAGAAAAGGCATCAGTAATGCAGAACTTACTAGAAAGCGTCCAGACACCACGTCTACAAGCCGCTTTCGATAAGTATCTTCCAGCAGTTCTAAATAACGGTAATGTTAAACCAGCACAAAAAGCTAAATTAACAGAATCAGTTATAGTAGAAGCAACTGGGGATAAAGCTGCCAAACAAGAAGTTGATACGGAACAACGTGATAACGTTATCGATATCAAGCGTCTGGCAGGGCTTTAATTAAAAAAGACATAGATTAGGAGAAATTAAAAATGTCAAAAGTACTCTTAGAAGGCCGTTGGGACGAGACCAAAGAAGCTCTGTTAGAAGGCTTAAAAGGAACTCGCCGTTCAACAATGGGTGTTATTTTAGAAAACACTAAAAAACAGTTACTAGCTGAATCTTCAGCCGGTACAACTACAGCTGGTAATATCGCTACACTAAACCGTGTGAT